GTTTTTCCTTTATATAACATATATATAAATATATGGGAGATGTTTCACATATCTTTGGTATTTATGGTCGTAAGTATTGCAAGAAGTTATTTATGGAGTAAATATATTTTTAAATACAAATGAAAGTTAAACTCGTTTTATTACATTGGAAAGATGCTGTAACGCCTACTCAAGGGTGGACAGATATCAATGAACTAGAAACANAATTAGCAGAATGTGTTTCTGTTGGATTTGTTGTAGAAGAAAATGATGAAACAATAACAATNGTATCTCACATGACAGGAGATAAAGAAGGAACTGATATTGATGGTTCATTAGTATTAGATAAATCGTGGATTAAACATCGTGAAGATTTAGTAATCCCATACACGCCTGACTTTGACATGACAGGCACAATTCAATCTTGGTTGGAGAAAAGAAATGCCTAAGAAAATAGATAAAGAAAAAGAACAAGCCTTTATAGATGCTTTTTGCGAGGGAGATACTGCTGGTAATGCAACTCAGTCTGCCATTAAAGCTGGGTGGTCTAAAGATAAAAGCCCAAGACAGCAAGGAGCTTATCTTAAAAAGAAATATACAAAAGAGATAAGGGAAAAGAATGAGGAGAGAATTACCTCAACTTCAGGCATGGCTATATCGGTATTACAGGATCTATTAAGATCAGAACAAGATGCTGTCAGATTAAATACAGCTAAGTTAATTTTGGAGCTTGGGAACTTCTCGCAACAAACTATTAATCTAAATGTAGATAACACCAACCAGAAATCTGATGATGAACTTATTGCTGAATTAAACACTTTGATGCAAACTATTCCTAATTTTGCTCCAAAGATGAAAGGATATGCAGAAATGAAAGAAGAATCAGATAAAATTGATTCTAACGAGCAAATTGATACCGAGAAGCGTGTTGTAAATTAGGCATGACTGGTTGCCTATGGACACCCATAAAAATGGATTTTTGGGGTATATATGGAAGCCGATTTCTCACCAATCGTACTTAGGATCGTGATATAAGCCCTTTTCAGGTTTTTTCTGTAACTTTCTGACCTTGACCTCAGACTCTTTAAAAGAAACTGTTTCAGGTAATCTTTCAGACTCAGCTACTACTTTCCTTATTGCATCTTTTTCATCTGTAGCCTGGGTACAACCACTAAATACAACTGTGGCTCTATAACAATAATAATTCTTTTTCATGTATCGCCTAATTCACTAAGTTTTCTTTTATATTCTTCTCTAAGTTCTTTTTCGTACTCAGGTATATCTCTAACATATTCTTGTGCAAAAGTATTGCCCCAGTTTTTTAAATCAGACATAGTGCTTATAGTGTTTAGTTCTCTAACTATCTTATCAAAAATCCTTTTTGCATATTCTTCTCTTTTTTGTTTAGCCAGAATATTTTTTGCTTCTATATAAGGATCTCCTTTTTCTACAAGAAATAGTTTTAAATGATCAGAACAAGCCCAGGGGAAATTACTGCTACTAAAAGGATCATCTTCTGTGTCATGTCTTTCTAAAAGTTTTATCTGATCTCTAGTAAACATACCTGTAATTTCATTCTCTCTTAAAAATTCTCTTTTGGTTTTATTTATTCTACTCATACTGCACCCCATTGTTCTGCCATAGCATCTGCTATGCCTGTGTAAAATTTGCTTCTTACTTTGCTTCTTTCTTTTGGTGGTAGTCTAAAAGATTCATAGTGCATCTTGCTCATCTTCTTTCCATTAACCAAAACCATCTCTGGCTTTACAATTTTAGTTGGTTTTAAATTAGGTAAATTTTTTAACCACAAGCAAGTCTTTTTAGACACATCATGACCATACTCGAATGGTTGTATAATCTGATTTGGTTTTCTTATTTTAGTAGAGATAACACTTACAGGGTTTTCTAAAGCTATTTTATTGACAGGTGCGTCTAATAATTTTCTAACAAAATCTAATGCTTCTACTTGCAATGACCAAGGTTTTTTACCCTCAGTAAACCACCTGGCACCACTCACAGCAAGATGAGTACAAGGTGGGTGAGCAATCATCATATCCCAATCATCATAAAGCACATCAAAGATGTCGCCTTGATAATGCTTACCCTCGGATTCTGTTGGAAGAATATCACAAGACATAGCATCGTGTCCTTTTCTAGTAAAAGCATCTCTAACAATTCCCGAGTATTCACAAGCTATTAATATTTTCATGAATCCCCCAGTTTTTCTAATGCAGATTGCTCTACATCTATTAAATGATCTATTAATTGTTTATAGTCTTTTTTAATTTTCATATACACTCCTTTTTTTAATCCCATAATAGCTGATCTTGAAAAGTCTGACCACACAAATATCCCATTATGACAATGTGGGCACTTATCTACACTATCTTCAAACACTAAACTGCCTGTTCCATTACAGAAAAAGCAAGTAGTATCGGTAAATAATTCTATAATTCCTGTCTGTGCTATCTTTTTAACAAGATTTTTGTCCTCGATTTCAATGTAAGACTCAGCATATTTAATTAATTCGTGTGTTGCTGATTCATCTTCTAAATACTTTCCCATTAAAATATTAAGTTCGGCTTTAACGAGGTTAGCATAAGATAGTATGGTAGATACTTCTTGCGGTGTTATCGAGTCATGCGACTTGCCACTCCCAATACTGCCCATGTCTAATGACTTTGGTAGTAAAATGGTAAGTAAATCTAATTTCATTATTTTCTCCAAATACGATATTGTAATGGCTTACCAGTTTCTTTTACTTGCCTAAAAGATACCTTTATCTTTTCTTCCCAAGCCCTACGCCTTACTGCATCTACTATATAATAATCATCTACCAGGAAACTTTGTCCTGACTCCAACTTATATAATACATCATAATACTTAGAATATTTGCTATTACCTCTAATTGGCACATTATTTTCTATCTCTATCATATTCTCCTCCATTGTATAAATTTATTAAATGCTATATCTTTTTCTGTGTTTGGCAATATCGTTACTTTTTGTAAATGTTTATGNAAACTTTTAACTGGGCTAGGTGTTTCTATTTTACCACTACCNAAAACCACCTCTGATGCTTGTTTTAAATTACTAACAACGTGGTANTATGGGTTAAATTTTTTAGTTAATATATCCATTTCTAATGTGTATTGGTTTTCTTTATCAGTAATTAATTTTAAAACTTTAATTTTTCTTTTATGACAACAAATCAAATCTACTGAATGTATGTATTCATTAGTTCTTATAATCTCAACTTCGTGTTCTTTGAGATATTTTATAATCTTGTTTAATCTTCTTTTCCATTCTGCCCTGTAATCCCAAGTCATATCCTCTCCTTTATGTATTCTAGTAGTTCTTCTTGACTACCATATTTTTTTTCCCAAACCTTAGTACCTAAGTGATGTATTCCCTCAGATCCCTGATGATGTTCATGGCACAAAGGCAAGGCATGAATACTTTTTTTACCCATACCTGCCCCAGTAATATGATGTATGCAAGGGGTGGAGTATACACCATATTCTCGTTCACAAACCACGCAACCAAACTCAGCTAATTTTTTATAATGTTCTCTAGTTTCTTTGTTTGGTTTTTTTGCCATTTAAGTTCCTTTTAATTCTTTTAATATCCCTTTTAGCTAAAAAGTATTTCTTAATTTTCTTGCTGTTTGGTAACTCTACCCATTCATCTTGGATCGGAACACCTGATTCTTTCAAATCTAATATTCTCCTAGCTCCATACATGGTAGAGATTGGTCTTTGCGACATATCTAAAACTGTTAACTCTTTACCCTGTAACAGTTTGTCAAATATCATTTGTGCTTGGCTTTGCTTTTCCATTACTTTCTCCTATATTTTTGCTATCGTTTCTTGTAAACCATGAATATCGCATTTNAGATCAGACTTAATGTTAATCAATGCGAGTCTAGTATCCTGGTTTATTCGGTTGCTATCTTTATGAGCCATGATGTAATCATCAATAGACTTCAATAAGTTTTGGCTTGAAGTAAGTTCCCTGTTTAGTCTAACCAAAGTTTCTGTTTCTTCTCGGATCGACTTTTCAACAAACTCTTGTGTTATATCATTCATTTTTTTCTCCTATTTTTTTATCGTTTATTACAATACATTTCTTTAATCTTTCTAAAAAATCTTTAGTCATCAATACATATGTAGGATAACCAGGTAAACAAAACTTATTGTCTTTTGCCCATTTGATTGCACGACCATGTTCTTTTATCTTTTTTCTTAAAAAATCAATCTTTTTCTTTGCAGTATCAAACTCGATTAATTCTGAATAGATAGTACAATAATCAGATCTCTCCTTTCTTGTTGTTTTGAATCCAAATTTTCTTTTAAAAAAATCTGGCATATTCTTTTGTGTTCCCATAATTATTCTCCAGTTTTATTAATGTTAAGTTATGGGAAATCTGTTGTCAATCTGTTTTTTTTAGGAATAAGAATTATACATTTTGTGTTCTTGGGTTTTTGAGGAATTGAGGGAACGCCAAAGATCAGCTTGGATATTGTAGATTCTAAGTAGCCACCTGAGTTCTTGCTCATCTCCCTTTAGAGCCGATATTTGAGCATTTATCTCTACAACCTTTTGATTGGTACTGGCAATAGCTTTTTTAGTAAATTCAGTACCTTTTTCGACCTCTAAGTAGGCTTTATAGATCAATTCTTTTCTTTTTTCTTCCAGGAGATCTAAATTCTTGGTAGTTTCTCCAAGTTTCTTGGCATTTTCNCTCATNTCGATAATTAATTTTTCTAAACTTTCTTCATTTAATTTTATTTTCATGTTGTTTCATCTCCTGTTTTATGGTATTTATTAATATTTACTATTATTATTATATAATAGTTTTTTAGTCCTTTTGTTTTTCTTTCCCTATAATTATATATACATACATATATATAGGCAAATTAATAAAATATTTTCTATTGCATTATCAAAATATTTCCTATAATATTATCTCATACATAAAACACTTGGAGTTAAATATGGAAAAATTAAGTTATAAATCGGTATTTGAAACCTTATCTAAGGTGGATATTACAGGTAAAACAGAAGAAAAAGGCAATTATACCTATCTTAAATGGTCTTATGCTTGGCATATCTTCAATCATCATTATCCTGAAGTTCAAGTAAAATGGTTAGAGCCATTTACTTATGACAATGGAACAATGATATTAAGATGTCGTGTAGAGATCGGAGAATTGTACAAAGAAGGTTGGTTGCCTGTCTATGATAACAAATACAATGCAATAGAAAATCCTAGAGCAGATGACATTCAAGACAACATGCAAAGATGTATGGTCAAAACCATGTCATTATTCGGTCTAGGTTTACAGTTGTATCACAATGGGCAGACAAAACCTGAAGAATTAAACCTTGTTGGCGAGATTAACGATCCTGAAGTTAAAAAGATAGCCAAATCTAAAGATAAGAAAAAAGCAGTAGAGTCTGCACTTAAAAATGGGGGTATCAATGAAAGCACAAATGAAGTCGAGCTTGGTCAATCGTTATAATCTTCGTAGCTCATCAGCTTTAAATTATTGTTTCGGAACTTATACATCTCGGAACGAAATGCTTGAATGGGATCGTAAAGGAGAACAAAAACCTATTGGAGATTTCATGCAGAAATATGTAGATTTTGGTAATTTACATGAGAAGTCAGGCATAGCTAAATGGATATTGATTAACAAGAAAATGCCTGTTGAGATACTAGAAGATCAGCATAATTATGTGTTGCAAAATGCTTTTAATCTCAAAGGAGATACTGTTGTTGATTTATCTTGCACACCTGATGCTAGATCAGAAAATACACTGCTAGAAATTAAATGTGGATCACTTGGCAAGAAACCTCATGATTGGAATAAAGCAAAAGTTTACCTGGCTCAAGTTTCTATTCAACAATACATACTCAATTCTTTAGGCATAAAGATAGACAAGACTCATCTAGTCAGTTGGTCTTTCAATGGCACTAGAATATGGGAGATTGAGAGAAACTACGAGTTTGAACACTACTTGTTGGGATTACTTGAAGAATATGCAATGGCTTTAATTAACGATAGCAAACTTGAAGATAAACCCAAGAAGTTCGAGGGAGAACACAAAATCAAATTAATTTACGGAGAGGAAGAATGACAGATAAAATGTTAGAAATACTAGAGGGAATCAAGAAAATTGATGCGATCCCTGAAGAAAAGAAACTAGATATCATTAGAAAAATAATCATTGATGATCTAGGTAAACAGATTAACAAAATACAGGAGATTAAATAATGAGAATACTTATGTATCTTGCAGATGAAAACAAAAAATGTGTACTTGATGTTTCTATGTCAAGTAGGAGAGAGAGAAGATTAATTCATAAACTTGCCGAAAGTCATCAGGTTGGAGAGAATTTATCGGCTCATAATAACACAGAAATAATAGATAATTTCTGTAAACATTATCCCTCTAACCTTGAAAATCATGGTCGTATTGATGAAACTAAAGGAGAGGGTAAACCAGCAAAAGAACTTATAGATGAAGTAATCGGTACACTTGATCCTACTAATCCACAGTATGTGAAAGTATCAATAGTACCTAATAAAAACCAAATGCACTAACAATAGGAGAGAAAATAATGTCAAAACCAATATACATAAATGTCTTTTTGAATGACAAGTTTTCAGATATAACTGAAGCTATGTACCAAAAAAGAGATCAAATAAGCCA